TACTGACGACGATACACTTATCGATAGCTTCGACATCGATGCTAACGCAGGTGCTACTGTCTACAACACTGGAACAGACTTCGTTCAAGGTGATGGAAACACAACAGTAAAAGCTGGAGCCGAACCTGTTGCTGGTTCTGGTGGTGCTGCTGCAACCAACCTTATCTACAAGTTTGGTGGTACAGTTGCTAACCTTACTGCTGGTGAAGTTATTATTGGTGTTCGTGTATTCGACCCAATGCGCTTCTCTGCAAGCTAATTAAATCTGGTTGGGGGGCGAAAGCCCCCCGCCTTTTTTAATATGGATATCATTGTTCCTAACCTTAAACGCTATTCTGATGGCGAGATTGATCGCGCCTTTATGAGGGAGATCACTAACGGTTTTAAGTTAGAAAAACAAACAGAAAAACAAAGGGTTGCACAGGCAGCCAAAGAAGCCAAAGCACTAAAGGGGACTACACACCCTACACTTGGCAAACCAGTTGCAACTATTCCTCACCGGGAATATTTCCGACTAATCAAGAAGTATGGTCAAAAGACCGTGCATTCAAAAGAATTTTTAAAGTATTACAATAAGAAGTTCCCAGAACTAAGCCCTAACAAAATATAATGCAGACCCGCAGCTACAAGGATTTATTTAGATTAATCACCTCAATGATAGGCACTGGGGGTCAACTTGATGCTAGCGGAACAGAAGGCACACAGGTAGCGGATTTTATTAACCGCAGGTTTCAACAAGCCTTTGACCAAAGTCCTGTATGGCCTAGGTATTTCGTTAACTCAGAAGCCCGTGATATTATTTCCTTAAATATTAGCGGTCTAGGTGCAGGAAGTGGATCGGACATTTCATCTTTTGTAAATGGAAACTACATTTTAATTGGACAAGATAATGGAGGAAGTGGTGCAGTTTCTGGAACTAATGTTTATTATAATCCTGCTTCTGCAACAAAGACATCAAGCAGAATTGATTCGACTACCATTATATATAAAAGAACAAGTACCAATCGATGGGAAATCGAAGAAAACGGTCAAATTGATATTAATTCAGACGGTTCGGTTAGCGTTACTCCTTCTACGGGTAATCCAGTTTTGGTTGAAGCTGATACCCAAAAAAAAGATAATCCATCTGAAGTTGTTACGTGGAGTTTAACTGTTGCAGGAGCAACAAAGTTATCTGGAACTCCATTAGTTGTAGATGAACAACTTATTCCTTATGCTCAGACAGGTAAGGATACTATTGGTGACTTCAATCGCATCCACCGCAAGCGAGCATTCCTAAATAACTCAGCTATTGAATACGAGTTCTTTGTGGATTTAAATGGAGCTAACATTTTAAACATTACTAGCACAACTGACAGCGAAGCATTTGTCTCCTACAAGAAGCAGTTCACACCATTTACTGTTACCTCTGACTTCTACAACCAAGGGGCGGTAGAGGTTCCCGGTGAGTTCTTTAACTTCATTGCTCACGCTGTGTATGCTGACTTCCTACGGGTGCAGAACCGGCAAGAACAAGCGATAGCAGAGGAGCAAATAGCAGAAACTTATCTAGCCCAAGAGTTAGAGAAGATAGACATTAGAAATAACAACAATACTGTGAACAAACGATTCTCTACATACGTCAATCGTCAATCACGATAACCCTGTGATATAATACACAATTATGGCAAGTTCAAGAAATAACGCACTGGAGTTTAGCTCCGTAGGTTCAGTAATATTAAAGAAAGGAACTACAGATACCTTTAATACCTCTACATTTGGAGCTATTCAAGTTTTAAAAGACTGTACAATTTCTTCAGTTACTGCAACCAATGTAGATAATTCATCTAGTTTACACGATTCATTTGGTGCTGGAACAATTATATACGGAAATTTTTCTGCTATTACATTAGGTGGAAGCTCTGGAACTGTAGCACTACACAAGGTCTAATATGCACATTAGCCTTGACTCAGCCCTGGGTCAGCAGCGTCGGCTGAACCAAGTAGGAGAGACTATCAGTTCGATAGCTGCTCCTACGGCAGCATACAGCCTCCGTAGTCTTACTGGTGGTGACCCCAAGGTTGTGCGCGTTCGTCGAGAAAGCGACAATCATGAGCAGGACTTTACAGCGTCCGACGTATCCTCTGGTGCGTTGGTTGACTTCGTAAACGCTCAGGTAACAGCACCTCTAGACATACAGGAACTGACCGCAACAGGTCGTGATGGGGACTTCCTTATTGCTAAGGCTGCTTACTCACTTCGTAGCCTAGGGACACGTCAGGCTACCGTAGCAGCGACCGGAGATACTGTAGCCCGTGCTGATGGTAAATATGTATGCCAAGTGCGTCGTAGCTCTGACGATGCCCTGAAGTCTTTTACGGCAGATGAGATTACTGATGGAACCTTGTTGTCCTTTGTTGGGACAAGTGGGTCAGACAACGGATTCGTTAAAACTTGGTATGACCAAAGTGTAACCACGCAAGCAGGAGATACAGCAACAGGTAATCACGCAACTCAATCAACTGCTGCAAACCAACCTAAGATTGTTAGTGCTGGCTCTTTAGTTTCTGGAGGGCTTGAGTTCGATGGAAGCGATGATTTTTTTAATTTAACTTCTTCAATTACGCAAAGCGGAGCGTTTTCTTACTTTTTTGCGCTTGATGGTTTGATAGACGCTCCCAAAACTTTAGTTGGCACAAGCGGAGGAGCTACGCCGCGAGTTCGTTGCGAATCATCTAATCTTGAAATTAAATCTAGTGCAACGGAGATTAATTATTCTACGTCTGCGTGGACCGCAAATAGCGGAAAATCTTTAGTGTCTTTTAATCGAAATGGTTCTAATTCAGCTTCATCCCATAGAGATGGAGTAGAAATAGGAACTGCTGGGTCAATGTCTGGCAATTTAACCCATGACAGATTATTTAAATTAGATGATGCAAACGCAGCAAACTTTACTGGCAAGTGTCAAGAAGTTATAATCTACAATACTGACCAAACAGATAACCGCACGGCCATTGAAGCTAACATCGGTGAAGTCTACAGCATTGACCTACCATCTGGTGTAGACCCAGGGTTTGACCAAGTAAATGGCTTTGTAGAGACTTGGTATGACCAGTCAGGTAATGGCAATGATGCGACGCAAGCAACTGCTGGAAGCCAACCCAAGATTGTTGATGCTGGTAGTTTGCTGACTGCTATTACTTTTGATGGAAGCGATGACAATATGGACACATCTCACGTCCTAGGCGCAACAAGTACTATATTTGGAGTCTGCCAGAGTAATGCCGCAAGTGACATTTTGTTAGATATGCGAGATAGTGGTACGGATGGTGCATTTGTTTTATCACATACAAGTAATTCTTTTAAGACTAGATATAATTCTACTGACCTGTCTGGAACATCAGGAGCATCTGGACTAAAACTTGGTTCTTTTTTACTAAAAGACGGCACTCAAGAAATACGAGTCAATGGAACTTCGGTTGGAAGTGGAACAGCATCTGGCACGATAAGCGTAACAGCAACTACACAAATTGGTGGTCGAAGTTTTAGCACTGCTGCTTCTAGTGTTTGGGATGGCTCTATGTCCGAAATCATTATCTATAACTCTGACCAGTCAGCCAACCAGACAGCCCTTGAAACTAACATTAACAATCATTACTCAATATTCTAATGCTTTACTTAATATACGCAAGCAAGGAGGCTGCCATTGAACGAGCCGACGAAGAAGGCAAGGAGATTGGCTTTGATTACTGGGTCGAGGACAACGGCGTAGGAACACGCTGGCTTACCTACCCTGCCGAGACTATTGACCACACCTGGGCATTGGACGTAACGGACTACGACCTAGATGATTCTGAGAAGGCATCAACGGTTGATCACTACACGCCCCTGCCTGACCCTGAAGAGGACTAAATGATTATGGATACTATGCTCAGAGGAACTGTAGGATCAACTGGATTTTTTGCCTGTCTTGGATTACAAAGCATTAACGGCGCAGTTAGTTTAGTTGTTGGTATAATGACCTTTGTATTTTTAGGACTTTCAATTTACAAACTAATCAAAGAACTTAAATGACCCCTGAACTTATAGCAATGATCGGAGGAGGAGCCTCTGGCTTTATCTTCAAACTGATTGGACAGCTTGTTGCTAATCAGCAAGGCACTGTGGACGCTATGATCAAGAAGCAAGCAGCCGCTGACGAAAGCCACCAGAAAGCCGCGACAAGGGGCGGTGAGTGGGTCAGGCGGGTCATAGTATGCACCGTCCTGTTTGCGGTCGTTGTAGCCCCCTTTTTGTTGGCTCACAGCCCAGAGGGAGTTACTGTAGGACAGGAGACATCTCACTTCTTTGGATTATTTAAGGGAATCAAGTATCAGACCCTAAACGGATACCTTATACTACCAGAGGTTCGTCAAACAGTTCTAGCTATTGTTGGATTCTACTTCGGCTCCTCTACTATTAAATGAATGAAATTTTACAAATCATATCATCCCTCTGGCCTATCGCTATTGGCATCATTACGCTTATTATCGTGCTAGCCCGGATGCACTACAATATCGAAGCCCTTACAGAAAAGGTAAAAGTCCTATTTGATTTTCATAATAAAAGAAAGAAATAATTATGACCGAAAAAGAACTAAACGCAAGAGCCAAGGCCCTGCAAAAAAGAATAGAAGAAGATATAAAAAAAACAAAACGTCTTTTAAGTTTAAAGGAGGCATCTCCAGAGACTTACAGAGCTTTAGTTCGAGAAGAAGGTTATCGCGCTATGGAAGAAAGTATGGGAAAACCAGTTCAGAGGTTTAGAAGACCAGGAGAAACTGAAGCATTAAATAGGCTTTCTGACTTTACGAAACAATATAAAAGAAGTCAGTTAAAATAAAGAAATAATTATGAAGTGCTGCATCTGCAAAACTAAAGACAAATTTATCTGTAAGGTAAAATCCGTCGTATCCAAGCTCGTAGCCTGGATTCAATCAGTAATCAAATAACGAAAGATAATATTATGCCAATGGGAAAAGGAACATACGGAAGCAAAGTAGGTCGTCCATCAAAAGCTGCTAAGGCTAAGGGGATGAAGAAGATGGCCATGAAAAAGAAAAAGAAGTAATGCCATTTAGCAAATACAGTCCAAAACAAAAGAAGATAGCTAGGGTTGCACCTCCTCGTAATAAAATTACTGGGGCTGACTTCAAAGTACTAAGGGGTAAAAATGCACAGAAAAATACTAACCGTCGCAAGAAAGCTTGAGAAGGCTTCTAAGGCTCACGCTGGGCAAGCGAAGCTACTCAAGTCACTTGTGAAGAATAAGAAAAAGAAGAAATAGGAATATAATATTATGAATGGCCCATTTAAATCTAAAGGTCCAATACAAATAAAAGGGGGATATGGTCGTCCTCAAAGACCAAATGCTAATCAATTTAGGCGTATAAATCTTGCTGATGTGCCTGGAACAGTGACATCAACAGGAAAAATGAAAACAACAGTAAGAACGATTCCACCTAGTGATCAATTTAACAATAAGAAATCCTATTTTCAGCGTTCCCTTGAGCGAGCAGATGCGTTTATTGACAGGAGATTAGGAGGTCTAAGAAGTTTTGGTTTAGGTGATATGCCAAGTTTAAGTAGAAATCCTAACAGAAGCACTGCCTTTTATAGAAAAAAATTATTTTAAATAATGCCAAGAAAAGCAAAAAGCGGAGGTAAGATATGCCCTGAAGGTAAGGCTTGGGCGAGACGGACGTTTGATACGTATCCGTCCGCTTATGCCAACCTTGCTGCGTCCAAGTATTGCAAGGACCCCAACTATGCTAAGAAGGCTAAGGGCGGTAGACGAAAGGGTAGGTAGTGGCTAAGATAGGTAAACGTCAAGAAGCGGCACTCAAGGCTCACTCTGAGCACCACAGCAAGAAGCATATGTCTTTTATGCGTAAGTTAATAAAAGAGGGTGCTACCTTTACTGAGTCCCACAAGAAAGCGATGAAGAAAATTGGTAAGTAATGGCATCCAAAAGAATTCCTAGAAAAAGACCAGACGGAACTATTAGACCTAAGTCTAAGCATTCTGATTTGTACACGGATGAAAATCCAAAAGGCACAATCAAGGGACTAGGATTTAAAGATATAAAGACAGCGAAATCTAGCATAAATAAAATAAAAAGATCAGGTAGAACTCACGCACACAAGATACAGGCAGCAATAGCAATGGAACAACGGGCAAAGGTAATGAAGAAGACTGGACCTGCTAGAGTGTATCGAACGTATATTAACAGCATCAAGAAATCATAATGGCTCAACTAAAAGAATGGCTCAAGCAAAACTGGGTAAGGATAGGAACGGATGGATCGATTAAAGGCCCTTGCGGAACGTCGAAAGATAAGAAAAACCCTGACCGTTGCCTCCCTAAAAGAAAGGCTCTCAGCCTCACGAAAGCAGAGAGAGCAGCAACTGCACGCAAAAAGAAAGCAGCAGGAGCCAGAGGAAAGACAGTTGTAGCCAACACACCTAGAGCGAAGGTAAGAAGTAAATGAGGAAGGAACACAAAAGTAAAAAGGGAGGATTGACTGCCGCTGGTCGTGCTTACTTTAAGCGCAAGACAGGGGCTAATCTCAAGCCCCCCGTTACTGAAAAGAATCCGACAGGTAAAAGACTTGCCCGGAAGAAATCATTCTGTGCTAGAATGGCAGGAGTCAAGGGTCCAATGAAGGACAAGAAAGGGAGACCAACACGTAAGGCACTAGCCTTGAAGCGTTGGAAGTGCTAGTTATGGGATTTGGACAAAGATCAGGTAAGTTTAATGAGTTAGGAAAAGTAATATCAATACGTCCTAATTCTGGAACTCCTATGACTCAGATTCAGTCATTTCAGATTCAAAGCAGCGGTCAACCTGCTAGTGTAATTCACGGAAGAGACCCTATATTTAAACCAGGCACAGAAACCGCATTGGAGTCCGATGCACTGTTTTTTATGCCTACAGAAAGTTATGATGCTGATGGAGTTCCTCAATATACTCAATTAGTAATTAACGATGGGTTTTCTAATCCTTTGAAAGTCAGTGAGTATAACGAATACTTTACTGTTACAAAACCAGGCACAATGTCAAGTGCTGTTAGTACTGCAGGATCAACTGGCTTTGGAGGATCGACTAGCGTAGGGATTGCACCAAAGGCTACATCAGCCCCTCAAACATACAGAAGGGAAGGTCTTGTTGAGGTTTTTTTGACTACATCAAGTGATGCAGATGCAGAAGTTGCTTATTCTGACGATGGTGTAAGCTGGTGCAGTTTATCTATTGTAGACAGTTTTGTTAATGCTACCGGCGGTGCATTTGGAGTTGCAACTAAGTTTCAAAATTTTCCAAAATATTTAGTAGGGGCTGGTGCGTCAAGGACAGCTTCAGTGGGGAGTCCTTTTTCATATATTGCTGTAAGTCAAATGGAAGCAACTGGTGCAATTTCTTATAACACTAGTGGTATTTATAGATCAAAAGTAGTTCCCTTTTTGAGAGATCAAAGTGGAACTCAATATTTTTTAAAAACTAATGTAACATTTACTGGAGCTTCCGTTGCTTCAAGTTCATCAGAAAACGGAACTATTTCTGGTACACTTGGAGGAGCTTCAGAGGGATACAACGAGCATACGGCTGGCACTAGTCCCGTATATACAGCTACGCCTGTTATTTCATCTGATGCCTCTGTTCAGAGGCACGTTGTTAGTTTTACTGTAAACGGCTCTGCTCAATCAATATCTAATCCAGCAATAGCACAACAACATACATTTACAAGTATTGACGGAGCTAATAGCATTGAAGCTGTGTTTGGATACAAAACCGTTGCCTCAATTGGCAGCAGCACTGGCAGTGAAACAATGTCTCCTACAGGCGACATTTACAGAGCAGAGGGAGATAGTATTGATTTTACTTTTAGTGAAACTCCGGCATCAATAACTTATGATGGCATTACTCAAACTGTCAGTGGAACAACATTTACTATAGACGGTATTGTAGCCAACGCTGATTTTGTTGTTACCTTTACATAATGGATAATGAACTAATATACGGTGATCCTGGGGCTGATCCAATAACTAATCCAAACGCTTCTAATAAGGTTAACAATGAAGAGGAAGTATCTCTGGCCGAGATATATGCTAATGCGACTTCCATAACATCTGAACCAATTATACCAGGAGGAGATGTTAACTTTGAATCAACACTTCCACCAGTAGCAGATATAAATGGGGCTGCTGCAGGGTCTCCAACGTCTGGTATCTCTCCAGTGGTTAATAATATATTTATATTTTTAATGAGTGGATCAACATTAACTATATCAAGGGCCACTGTTCTATCGTCATATGATAATGAAAGCAACTGGAGCATTAGTATCCCTATATCTAGTCTTGCCTATAATTCAGGAGGAACCATTGCATTTGATACTAACACGGCACTTAATGTGGGAACTGGTGCAAGTGGTGGTAGTGCACAAACTATAGCTAGAATACCAATCATACGAGGTGGTGCATTAGTAAACGCTTTTGGGTCTTATAAGGAGGGAGTATCATCAAAAAACGGGGCAGCAGTTGTTGAATATTATAAGATATAATGCCTACCGCCGATCCATTTAATGCAGCAGGACGTAGGAACGGATTGCCGTTTACTTTAGTTGCCGCAACTGACTCAGCAATCAATGCAGTTGATGGTAATACTTTTGCTAGTGGTGGGGGCACACGATCAGATGGAGTTTTTAGGGTAAAGGAGTTTACGTTCGATAGCATTCTTCCATACATATGGAATCTTTACTCAGTCACGTTTCCTACTGTTACTCACGGAGGAGTTGACCATACATTTGCAAGTGCTGGAATTTACAAAATGGGAGATATGTCAGATGGTTATGCTGATTTAAGTGCGCTAACACCAAAAGAACGAGTTGTTTTTGATCCAGGCTTAATACTGAGTCCACTAACAAACCCAGATGACGTAGCAGAAGCACAGGCAACATCTAACCAAGACACTTTTGGAAGGTTTAATGTTCACGGAATCTGTTTCGCTACAGACACAAGCAAGTATTATTTGATGTATATGTCAGGTCTTTATGCCGATGACCAAACAACCTTAGAAGTTGAGATACCCTTTGCTAACCTAACCTTTAATTATTACACTTACAGTTAACCCTTTATGATATAATACACCCTATGGACGAAGAAGAAGAGCTAGAAAACACCCTTATCGGACAAGAAGAAGAAGCACCTGCTGTGAATACAGCAGATATTATAATGGGTGCTGGAATTCCTGCATCTGCGTTTGGACAAGCACCAGCGGTAAACCCTTTTTCTATGGAGGCGGCTGGGCAGGTAAACCCAATGATGCAACAACAAAGCCTTGAGGCTCCTGTTCAACCACAAGTAACCTTTCGAGACTACAGCGTTCCTGAGTCACCAAGGACAGCTGATCTTTCTGTGTTTACCCCTAGTGGTGACCTAAGGTCTGACATAGATGTAAACGCTATCACACCTGCACCAACAACTTTACCTGTACCTAGTGATGTTAGCACCGCCCTGAATCAAGAAGTGGCTGTTGGTTCGCCAAGCGTTGAAAGTCAACCAAGTCAACCAAGTCAACCAAGGGAAGCAAGAAAACCCAAGCCATTTGGATCAACCCCCACTGCACCCATTTTTTTTGAACCAGGTGGGTTTGGATACGAATATTTAGGTCCAAGACTTGGTACAAATCTAGGTGAATTTGCCGGAGAACAATTATATGGAACTGGTATAACAGCCGAAGGACAAGCAACCGGGTTTCCTGTAGATCGTCCTAGCCTTGCTGGTGATATTCTTACTCTTCCTGGCAACGTGCTAAGGGGATTAGATTTTGTTGCTGGACCACCAGTTCGTGCAATACCGGGAGTGACAAAAGCATTGGCAGATTATACTACTGGCGCAACTGGCGTTCAAGCTCAAAAGGACGCACAAGCCGCACGGGCAGCACAAGCCGCACAAGACGCTGAAGCAACCCCTACAGCAGCAAGCCAATTCTTAACACCTGATCCGTTGGTTCTTCCTTCAGAAACTCTTGGACAGATTCCATCCGTAAATCCTTTCTCTTTAGAAAGCGCAGAACAGGTTAACCCAATCTCCCAGGCAGTTAACGAAATACCCATATTAGGGGCAACGCAAGGGCAAGAAGCAACCGCTTTACCTTTAAATCAAACCTTATCTCAGTTTATGCGAAACGAGGATTCTCCAGAGCAACGCACGGAGCAGTTCGTTGACCCTCAAGGCCGTCTACGTCGTAGGTTAACGCCAGAGGCATCTGCACTTCAAGGATTTGCTCCGGGTGTGCAACCGCTAGCACCTGAGTACACTGGCTTTGAAGAGGCTTCTGCTGACCTACAAGAACGGCTTAGAGCCAATCAAAGGCGACCAGGTGAAAGCCAAGCAGAAAGAGATACTCGCGCAGCACAAAGCAGAACTACTGGTGGGCAAACAGAGGGCTTGTCCTTTGATGATGCAAGACGCAGAGCAGAGGGTCAACTAGCCGCACGGGGAATAAGAAATCCGTCTGCATCTCAGGTCAATGCTTTAGCTAGATCAATACAGGTTGCGGAGCCAGAACGCCTAGCAGAACTAGAAACTCAAAGAGCTTTAACTCAGGGAAGGATAGACGCGCTTGACGCACAACTAGCTCAATCAGGCATTGTCCCATCCGCACCTCCTGTAATTGATCCGGAGACTGGAGTCATTACTCAAACGTATACTGATGGCACAACAAGATACAAGGGCTTAACAAGGGTTATTGAAGACACCCCAGAAAAAACAGGGCTTCAAGCAACTCTAGAAAACTTGCAGTCTGATTTAGACTCAGGTCGTCTCACTCAAGAAGAATATGACATTGCCAGTAAGAATGCAAAAGACCGTTACATAGGTCGTGAAGAACCAAAACCAGCCAAGCCTGAAGAAACAAGTGGATTGATTGATATGGATGGTGAAGGCTCTGGCACAACTTCCGTTAAAGGGGCTGATGCAAGTGATGTAAAAAGTTTTGCTACTGAAGCAGAGGCCAGGGCTTCTGGCGTAAAGGGTGAAGTTCTTATTGGTGGAAGAAGAGCAGTTATAGAATAATGGCTATACGATACCTGGACGAAGAGGTAAAGGAATCAAGCATTCGATATCTGGATGATGAGCCAAGTGAACCCTCTATTAGATACTTGGAAGATGACCCTACCATCGGTGAAATAGGCACTGGACTAGCTGCTGAAGTTGCTATAGGAGAAGGAGCAAAGTATACAGGTGCTCTTGCCGGAGCTTCTATAGCTGGACCAGCAGGTGCGCTTGGTGGCTACATTGTAGGTGGTATTAGTGGTGGTATCACAGGAAGTATTGCCGCACAAAGAATTGAAGGCAGAGACGATATATCTTGGGGCCGTGTAGTTGCTGACTCTCTAATAAACTTGATTCCTGGTGGACTAGGAAAGGCTGGAAAGGGAGCAAAGATACTACCTAGACTAGCCAAGGGAGCAGCTATTAGAGGCACAGAGGGTGCTGTTATAGCAACAGTAGGAGGTCAAGTAGAGAAGGGAATAGAAGAAGGAGAACTACTGACTCTAGACGAAGTATCCACACTAGCTGGAACAGGTGCTGCGCTAGGCTTAGGACTAGGTGCTTCTGGAGAAGTCTTAAAGAAGTCTTACAGCAAGTTTGCAGGTAAAAGTGACAGCTTTCTTAACAAGGCTTACAATGATGGTGATCCAGATGCCACCGCGCTGGTTGAGTCTATTGCTGGAGAAAATCCAACAGGTCGAGGAGAGCGAAACTTCAAAATGTTGAGGGCAAAGTTATCGCCCGCTACTACACTAGGAGCAAGAGTTAATGAAGAAACAAATGCAGCAATAGCAAAAGCTAGGGCCAGATTGGATACAGCCTCAACTGTTAGAAATCAGATCAATCAACAGACTAAGGACTTTACCCAAGAGCAAAGAGATCGTTTAGATGATTATATATTCAATAGAACTAGCCAGATACCAGAAGAGGCGCGAGGGCTAGAGGACATCCTCAGGGACGCTAGAAGCCAGATTGATGAGTATCAGAACACAATACTAAATCTATACAAAGAGGGACGCATTGAGTTAAACGATTATGTGGCTGCTAAAATAGAGAAGAGTGCTAAATCAAAGGATTATTTTACAAGGGAGTATAGGTTCTACGAAGACCCTAGTTATGTGCCAAGTCCTAAGGCAACCAGCGAACTAAGAAGTAGATTATCCAAGGATGGAATGGATGATGAGTCTATTGATGTATTTATCCGTGGCTTAGATGAGAACAGATATAGTGCCGTTGAACTAATGAACCATATTGCTGGTGCTACTAGTGGTAGCAAGCGAGTGTTTAGAAAACGTAAACTAGACGAATCCCCGGAGTTACGGAAATATTTAGGTGAATACGAAGAAGCTGGTGAGCGTATGTTTGGAACTCTTTCAAGGCTAGGTAAAATAGCCGCACAAGAGGAGGCGAATAAATCTATCACAGAGCAGATAGTAAAAAATAATCTAGGTCGTGTAGTTCGATCTGCGTCCGAGGACACAGGAGATTTGGTTCCTCTTTTCATACGGGGCAGACAGCAAACCGTTGGAGACTCTTTGGTTGTAAGAAACAAAAGAGTAAATAAATATGAAGCACCAGATGGCAACAGATTTGATACAATCAAGGAAGCCACCGACGCGGGATTTAGCAAGCAACAACTCAAGAAGATTAATAGACAAGCCATAAAGGTTCGTAGACCAGGGCAAGCAGTCTATGTTCCTAGAGAGGTAAATGAAGCCCTAGATCAATATTTCTCAACTGGCAGCCAGAGAGATGGAACTTCCATGATGCAGTCTGTATTAGCTAAGGTTTTGTCTACCACAACCGCCGGGGCTAAGTTTGTCAGAGTGCCTCTAAATGCTGCATCTTATCCAGTCCAGTTTGTTGGTAATGCTGTTATGGTAGCAGGGCAAGGTATGAATCCATTCAATGGGTGGAGACGCGGCTTTGGTATTGCACTAAACGAAGTAAACAACAAGGGCATTACTAAGGGTAAATACTCAATCAAGGAGATCAATCGACTGAAGGAGTTAGACCTAGTAGACCAAGGCGTTGTAGCCGGTGATATAAGAGACGGCTTTAAGAATGGAGTTCTACCCAAGGCTTTCAGCAAGTTAACAGACTACTTTGGAAAGGCGTATAATGTTTTTGATACCGCACAGCGTATATCTGTGTTTGAGAACTACAAAGGTTTTCTTAAAAAGAATATCCCTGAAGATCAGTTTAGTAAACTAACAACTAAGCAAGTAGAGGATATAGCTGCCTTCCTAACAAACTCTACATACCAGAACTACGGACGAATCAACAAGAACCTAAGAACTCTATCTCGATACGGTATACTGAACGAGTTTGCTGCCTTCAATCTTGAGCAGATGAGAACAATATACAACCAAGGCCGTATGGCTAAGAAGATGATAGATGGTTCGTTCTCTGATGAAATGGCACGGACATACGGGGTAACTCTGAGCAAAGATGCTATGAGAACTGAGGGTCTTAAACGTGTTGCGGCACTATCAAGTGTGTTGGCTCTTGGTTCAGCAGGGGTATCTCAACTTAATAAAGCAGGTGGCGTAGACGATGAGGATGAAAAGTTCTTGCGGAATTATAGTTTTGCCCCTTGGGAAAGAGATCAAGGCTTACACATCCGTAGAGACGGAAACAAATTATCTTTGGCAAACCTAAGTTACCAAATACCTTCCATTGAACTAACCTCTGTTCTTGATGCTGCTCTGCGAGGCGATGATTTTCAGTCTGCGGCTGGAGACGGTATCGAGGCTGCTTGGGGCAAGTTTGGTGGAGACTTAACTATCAACCTAAAGAATCTAGTTGCTTCAGTAAGCAACACAGATTTAAACACAGGTAAAGCTATCAGCAATGAGATGGGTCTAAGGAAGGCTCTAGGTTTGATAGAGTATTACTTTGCTGAAAACTTTACACCAGGAACAGTTAGAGACTTAAAGTCTTTGGATGACAGAACTTCCATAGAGAACACGCTAAGATATACACTGGGTTACCGCTCAAGAAACACAACCATTGACGAGGGCATTGGATATAAACTTAGAGGCTTAGGTAAATCTCTGAAGAACATACGATCTGCATACGCTGGCGATACTAGTAGAATGGATTCCGTAGAGGATGCTTATAATAAAAACAACGCAGTCTATCGTAGAAACATGGAGGTTCTTGTGGACTTTGCCAATGAAGCCAAGGCTTTTGGTTCAAGGAACCCAGACTCTGGCCTGACCGAAGAAAAGATAAGTTCTCTGATGAAGAAGGCTGGGCTAAACGTAAGCCAAGTCAATGATGCAATGTCTGGCAATGTAACAGATATGCCAATATTCGTATCCTTGGGCGAAAGAAAGAAGGAAGATAAGCTAAGAAGATACGTTGAGCTTGGAGAAAGAATGAGTCCACGAACTCTTACAATAATGCTTCAAAGAGACTTCGATGATAAGAAGATCAAGCGAGCAGACATACAGAGAATAATGAGGACTATAGAGGCTAGAAAAGCCTTCTCTCAATAAAAGGTGTCAGCGTCGTGGTTGGAAGGCTGGCTGACGGCAACCCTATATAGGCAGTAAAGAACCTTTCCGGAGCACTCACGACTTACTCTTTTGCGGAAAATTCACAAACCGCAAAGTTACTCTCGCTCTTCTGCGTTAGATAAGAGGCGATGTTGAAGCATATCAATCTTATTTTTTAAATTTTCTATATCTTTGTTTAGTCTTTCATTCTGGTTAGTCAGAGCCTCGCATGATTTGGTCATAGCATCTAGGCCTTTTGCCAGAATTACTTCAGGGTTAACATTGTATACGGATAGATTTTTTGTTTGTTGCATTTATTTATTATGTGAAATTGGTTGCCACTTGCCTGAGTCTTGCTCGATCCACTCAAACAGATATGAAAGATCATCGTCAGATAAAGGGTTGTCAGACTCAAGGTAATATATACCCCTGACCCTTGGATCGCGTGATGAAGGTGCGTCGGCTTCAAACTCTACAACGACATTGGTTATGCTGCCGGTGTAGTTGTCCATTTCTAGTTTGTGTCCATACATCATATTTATGCCTTTGTGTGTTTGGGGTCAGAGCGAGCCATCTCATACTCGTCGTCGTTCATCATTTGATCAAGAAGTTTATTGAAAAACTTTCTCCATTCTTCCTCTGTGATAAGTCCGTTGGAAAAATCAAACCACATCTGATCATACATTTGGTAGGTTATTCTGGTTTCTTCAGGCATAGTGATTAGATAAACATTGGTTCAAAGAAAGCGAGCTTGGGAGAGTATACTACACCACATCCGAGTATTGGCTTGGCAGCGTAGACGCGCCCGTAGTTCATGGCAGGGTGGTGGTGATCTACCCCACAGCCTACGTTCATACCAAAGACAATATCATCCTGGTTGGCGTGGTAGTTGATGCCAGCTTGCGAGTGGAGGTGACCCATGACTAGAGACTTGAACTGGGCTTGTGCGTTCTTCAGAGCCGACATCTGTCCTCCCTTCTCCTTGTCTCCGTGTCTGTATATGACTCCATCGATTACTAGGTCTGTGAACCTAGGATGTATCGTCCACCCGTCAAGACCCCATAATGTTTTGAAGTTAAGTATTACTTCTGGCGGTAAGCCAACACTCTGTGCCTTACGCTCTGGTAGGGCTGAGTGATTACCTACAAGGTAGTCTACCTCCGGAAAAGCCCTGTGTAGTGCTCTGACCTGCTTGGCTGCCGATACAAACTCGTCTGCTGCGCTAGGCATGGTTGGGTCTTTTTCGTGAAAGCTGATTGCGTTCCAGTCCACTAGGTCACCAATATGAACTACCCGTGTGCATCTATGCTTGTGGAAGATAGACAGTAAAAATTCTATGTAGCCACTGTGCATGGCAGGGCAATGGGTATCCGCTATGACCAAAACTCGCTCTGTTCCCTGAGCCGATGGTATGGTAGCCTTGTATCTCCTAATCTTAGAGCGCACAGCCTCTGCACTTGTTCCATAGTCTTGAGCGATTTGATGGTAACTAAAACCTTCTAGATAGAGGTTATAGGCTTGCTTCTGTGTTAGGTTTTCGTGTGTCATATTTACGATGGTGAGAGTTAACTAAATCTACCGATGTGGTTTTGGAAGACAAACTTACCATACTGGTCTCGCTCGCCTTCACGTTGCTTTGCTATGTTGTATTTGATAGAGATATGTGTGCCGTGAACAGGATCATTGTGGACCGTGGCTTCCTTTGTGTCTGAGCCGTTAGGCCATAGCAAAAGAATAATGTCTGCGTCGTTCTCAATGTCCCCGGAGTCTTTCAAGTCATATAGGGTAATACCAGTTTCTCGTTTGGCTCCCTCTCTGTTTACTTGCGCTAACAGTATAACAGGTAGGTCTAACTCCATAGCCATAAGTTTTATCTGGTGGCTGACCTCCGCGATGCCGTCATGTTTCTTTAATTTAGTGTTCCAAGGGACAAGTTGCAGATAGTCTATCACAATCCATTCAATGTTGTGTTTGCGTTTATACATACGAGCACGTGACCGAAGTTCATCAACATTCCTGACGTAATGCTCTGTGAATATAGGAGCATTCTCTACCCTTTCGGTAGCATCCCACACCCGTTTCTGTTTCTCTGCGGATAGCACACCCTCTTGGAACTGGTTGAGGTTCACGGCAGAGCAGGTCTGTATCATGCGCTTTGCTAGACTCTTAGCTTGCATCTCAAAGGAGAAGTATAAACCTGGCTTGCTGTGGGTCACGCCGTTCTGCAAGGCTACGTTAAGGGCGATACAAGTCTTGCCGCAGGAGGTGGGAGCCGCAACAACCATTACCTCTCCGTTGGCTATGCCACCCGCACTCAGCTTATCGTCCAGTTGTTTGATCCTAGTTGGCAGGGCAAAGGTATCGTAGGTTCCCTCCTGCATTTTCTTGAAGTCCTCACGTAAGGACTCGGCGGCTACTCTGATGGACGGGTCAGCAGCAGTATTATTATCTAGGGTAGCGGTAACAGCCCTTTCGATGTCAGCAATAATTACATCTGGGTCTTGGTTCTCTTTCGCTGATTCAATAGCGATGCGAGAGGTGCGAATAATCTGACGTAACTTAGACTTCTCCTTTATAATCTTGGCATAGCTTCCTATCTGCATAGAACTACTAGCCTGATTCTGTATATACATTATGGTGCTGAGTCCACCTGCTTCCTTGTCTGTGCCTTCACGCTTTAGTAGCTCATCAAGGTCGAGTTCGGAGAACTCTTGACCAGAGGAGCATAACTTAGATATAGCCTTGAAGATTACTTTATTGGAAGTGCCGTAGAAATCGTCTGCGTTGACGATGGTGCTGATGCTGTCGTAGGAAGCATTGTCTATCAAGCAACAGGCCAGCAACGCCTCTTCTGCTTCTAAGTTATGAGGTTGATCCATTCTTTTCTATAATTTTAATAGCTTCTTTGTTTAGTTCTGATACGATGTTGGGCGTAGGTTCTGGTCTATCATCGACCCAGTTGCCCCTCATGATTGAGTCTCTTAGGACGGCAAGACCTGTTATGGCATGAGAGATGTGATGTAGCCCAGAGTCTGGGTCTTCGTTCTCTCCTTCATACCAGGCGGCTAGGTGACGGAAGGCGGCATCATAGTATACGGAGCCCCTGACACCTGCTTCACGCCAGTTAAACCTGCCATACTTCAAGTCTCCGTGTAGCTTTACAAGCCCTGCTTCAAGTAGCACGTTGGCCGGCATACCTGATAGCGGCACTTTCTTTATGCCACAAGCATCCTTAGGGTTAGTCTTCTTAACCATTATAAAATAAAGCCCCTCCCCCGGAGGAGAAGGGCTAGCCCCATATGCCTAGAAAGGGTTGGCAATGACTTCAGGCTCCGAGTAAGCAACCTCTGGCTCACTCTCTTCCTCTTCATCGTCCTCAGTGGGCTTGTCTACCTTGAGGTAGGTGGACAAATATTCCTGTAGCGTGCCATCCATCTTGTCTGCTTGGAGAGCAGCCTCGTTGGACAGCGTGTTGGATACAATATTAAAGACTGGCCTGTTGTAACTTACAGCACCCTTGCGGTCTTCGACTGCTTCGGTGACTGCTACAACAACGTCTCCTTCTAATGTATTGGAGCCACCAACCTTGTCTTCAAATTCAATCCATGCGGTGAGAGCACAGCCCTTGAGTTGAAAGTTAACAAGCTCATAACCCGCACCGACCTTAGCCATAGCGTAGACAGACTTGGTAAACTTAACACCATGCACAGTCTTTACTTCTGACCAGATGCCGGTAGCGATGATACCGTCCTTGTTGCGGAGGGTAAGCTTGTCTCCTACGGTATACACTTCGTTAGCCCAGATTGCACTGTTCTTTCTGTCGTCCCATCCCTTGGCTGTTATGAGTTGATCGAGGATGATAAACCCTGTGTCCTGCGGTAGTGTTTTAGACTCTTGGGCTTCTTTATCGTAAAACTCCCATGCGGAAGCTTGTGTGTTCCATTGAAGGAACTTGGTAGCAGGGTTTGAAGACCCTGTTGATCTTGGTTTAGTTCTAGAC